GAACCTCTCAGGCGCTCTTAGTGCTAACTACAGTGACCTAGCTAACCAGTACTCTCAGCTTGCCTTAGATCTTGAGCTTAACGGTAAGAAGGCTGGAGCTAGTATTGGTGTAGTAGCTGGTGGCATCCGTATTTCCACGGTGGATAATGTAAGACAAAACACAGATCGTGTTCCACCATCCTTCCGTAGAGACAGATTTAAAAACCCACCAAGTTACAGTGGTGATGACTACGATTATAGCTAAGGGGTAGGTAATGGCATTCTCAAGAGGTTATAACCTACTCAAGATGGTAGAGGAGTTTGGTGAACCACTTACTCTACGCAAGAAGACTACAGCAGGAACCTACGATCCTACTACTGGGTCAGTGACAGGTTCAGCTACAACCGACTACAACTTTGAGGGTTACTTCTACAACTACGATCAAGGTATCATAGCCAATGTAGATGAGATCCGTAGAGGCACCCGTAAATGTGTAGTACCAGCTTTAGGATTAGAAGTAGAACCCGATGACGAAGATCAGATTATTGGTAACGGTGACACAGTTAATGTTATTTCTGTTGTTACTATATTTTCTAATGGGGTCAAGATTTGTTTCTTGTGTGATGTGAGAGAGTAATGAAGACCACTTTAAAAGTTCTTCCATCTTTGCAAAGAAAGTTAGATAGCTTAGAAAATCTAGTTGAACAACAAGTGGAACGTAAGTTAGTCGACATAGCGGAAAGTGCAGTTACATTATCACCTGTAGATACTGGTGCTTATGTCACATCTTTTTCTTTTTCTGTTGGAAGAGGTAGACCTAGAGGTAAAAGTTCTAGGGGTAGACCAAAGGGAAATGGACAAGCTATGCGTCAGGAAGGTTTAGATAACCTTAAGAATGATTTAAAGAAAATACCCTCTTTAATGGACACTACAAGTATAACTCTTCGTAACAATAGTCCTCATGCTACTGCTGTTGAGTATGGTGGCAAGGGTTGGATAACCCCGCCTTACTTTGTCTTCACTAAACTGAGAAATATTCATGGCTAGTATCTATAATGACATACGTGCAGCACTTGAGAACAAGTTAGCTAATACCTCTAATTTACCTAGTGGCATAGCTTATGAGAATGTCTCATTTAGCCCAACGACAGGTACAAGTTACCTACAGACTAATTTCCTCCCGACACTTCGTAGACCCGCTGTAAGAGGTTTAAACCCACAACAGAGATACGATGGTGTGTTTGTTGTAACTGCCTACACCCCAGAAGGTAATGGCCCCGCCGCTGCTGATGCCTTAGCTAACACTATCCTAGAGGCTTTTGAAGCAACCACTAAAATCTCCTATACTGGGGATGAAACAATAACTGTATCTATAGACTACGCTGAAAGACAGCAAGGTTTCTTAGATGCGCCTTGGTACTACGTTCCGATTAATATCGGATGGTACGTCTATAATAATTAGGAGAATACATTATGGCCTTCGCACAAGGTTCTCGTTCCAGTCTATCGTACATTGTGGAAAGCACATTTGGTACGACTCCATCTGGTAACTTTACAAACTTACCCTTCAGTACACACTCTTTGAACTTAACTAAAGATCGTGTAGCTGGTACTGACATTCAAGCTGACCGTATGCCTAGACATGATCGTCATGGTAACCGTCAGGCTGCTGGTGACATTGTAGCTGACTTACGTGATGCTGACTTCGATGTCTTTCTAGAGTCAGCTATGTTAAACACGTTTTCAACTAACGTCCTTAAGGTTGGTACAGCACCTAAGTTCTTCTCTATTGAAGATTATGCTGCTGACATTGACCAAGCACGTTTGTTCACAGGCATGACAGTTTCTACTATGGGTATCTCTCTAGCCCCTAACCAGATGGTAACAGCTACCTACGGTATGGTTGGCAAGGACATGACTATTAGTGGTACTGAGAAGACACAAACTGCAAACTCAGGATCTGCCCCTTTTGATGCTTACTCAGGTACATTAGCTATCGGTAACGTTAATGGCACACCCTCCACATCAGCTATCGTAACTGGTATGGACTTTACTCTGACTAACTCCTTCGCACCTACCTTCGTAATTGGTAGCGATAGTGCGCCACAGTTAGAAGTTGGTCGTGCAGAAGTAGAGGGAACTCTATCAGCTTACTTTGAGGATGCAGCTTTAATCAACCGTTTCTTGAATGAAACTGAGACTGAGCTTGAGGTAACTGTGGGTGATGGTAGCAATACTATGAAGTTCGCATTCCCACGGGCTAAGATTAACAGTGCAGACGTAGGTGTAGATGGCCCAACTAGCCGTGTCATCTCTATGTCATTCGTAGCACTCTACAACACAACAGACGCAAGTAACTTAGTTATTACTCGCTCTGCATAAGTTCCCTAGCTAGGGTGGGGAGGCATTGGTGTCGGGTCTGATGCTTCCCCTTTTAACAAACTAACCCGACAACTTTTCACCCCGACAATAAGGAAACTCGACATGGACTTAAAGAATTTAACCCCGACTAGCGACACTGTAGATGTCACTATTGTACATCCTACTAACTTTGATGTCTTGACTAATGATGACGATACACCAATGGTTATCACTGTATATGCACCACACTCTAAAGAATACAAGGCTGCTGTACATGAGCAAACTAACAAACGTCTGAAGCAAGCACAGAATAAGAAGAAGGTAGAGATTACAGCAGAAGACCTAGAGGACGCTACTTTAGACTTACTTGCCAAAACTACTAAAGGCTGGAAGATTACTTATGGTGGTTCTAAACCTAAGTTCTCTATCGCTAAGGCCAAAGAGATTTACGCTGAAGTATTCTGGATAAGAGATCAGATTGAGGAAGCAGTAGCTAACTCTCTGGATTTTACGAAGGCCTGATTGAAGAACTGGTTGATTATGCAGAGCATGAGTTCTCTATAAGTAGACCAGACAAGTCAGGCACATCAGAACGTGAACACTTAGAACAAGTAGAAAGGCAGACTGGACACAGACCAAAAGCATTAGATGGCCCCGACTTCCCATTGCTTATGTCTCATGTTTGGTCTGCCTTTGTTGTATTAAACGCAAGTAGAACGATGGGGTTCTCAGGCCCAAACCCGATAAGTTATCAAGAGATAAAAACATGGAAGGAGCTTACAGATACACCATTGTCTTCTTGGGAGATAGAGGCAATAAAACGTGTTGATGTAGTCTTTATGGGTATAGCTAATGGCTGACGATTTAGTATTAACCGCCGATGTATCTTCTATAGTTAAAGCTAGGAGAGACATTAAAAAGTTTGCTAAAGATAGTAAAGATGCTTTCGATGTAGTGAACTCAAGAATGAAATCTGCTGGTACTGCCTCACAACTAGCTTTTGATAGAATATCTCAAGGTGCTAACAAAGCTGGGAATGCTGTAAAGACATTTGAAAACACCAGTCGAAAGCGGATGAGAAGGGTGGAAGTCATTGCTCAACAAGCTGGTTATCAGTTTGGAGACCTTGCAATCCAAATACAAGGTGGAACTAATGCTGCTGTAGCTCTGGGACAACAGGGTTCACAATTATTAGGTTTCTTTGGACCAACGGGTGCAATAGCTGGTGCTGCTTTAGCTGTTGCTACAGGTTTGATTGCACCTTTTGTAAAAGCTAGAAAAGAGGCATCAGACTTTAAAGAGACTTTAGAGGAGGTGGGTAAAGAAATAAACACTATCACCTCTTATAGGGACTTATTAAATGAAGCATTAACTACACCATTCTTAAAAGGTCAAGAACACCTAACATCCTTCTTTGAAAGTTTAACAAAAGAGAAAGAAAAGGCCGCTAGGGAAGCCCTTAGAATTGGACTTGGCACTATAGATGGTGGTGAAGGGCTTCTTAGGACTATGCAAGATGAACTTGACCCTTTAGAGCAGGATATTAGAATTAGAAGCCAGTTTGGTGCTGGGGCTGAGTTAGAAAAGTCTATAAGTAAAGCAACTGCACTTAAAGGTGCCATGTTAGACATTGCTAAAGCTCTTGCGGGTTCTGACGCTGAATCAAAGAGTCTGACTCAAAACTTAGAAGATCTTTTATTAGTCTCTGAGAAGTATGGGGATACAGTAGCCTCTGGAATACGAGATCTCATAGTTCAAGCAGGCCTAGAATCAGAAGTAGAGAGAATACTTAAGGGTAGGGTGCAAAGTCAGAAAGAATCTAATACTTTAACGTCTGACATTAATGCAGGTCTTGCTAAAGGAGCGCAAGATGCGATTGATCATCGTGAAGAACTTCAGAGTCAACTTAGAGCTTTGCAGCAGCAATTTAATTTAAGAACTAATCTAGCGGGGCTTGAAGGAAAAGACTTATTAGCTCAGAAACATAAGAATGAACTAGCCGCATTAAACTTGAAGTACCTTGGGGAAGGTGTTTCTGAAACCGACAATTATCTAATCTTAGCTAGAAAGGCTCTGGTCATAGCGCAAGAGCAAGAAATGGCAGCCTTTATGACAGCAGAGAATATAAAGAAGCAAGCTGAAGAAGAAGATAAGAAACTAGGGTTTATGAGAGCTATGCAAGCCTCTATGGAGGAACTTGGCAGAGGACAGGCTGAAAGAGACAGAAAAGCTGCTGCTGCCGCCAGAGAAGCGGAGAGGCAACGAGAGTTAGAACAAAGAGAAAAAATAAGAGTGGCTATTCAGAAGCAAAACGAAGAAACTGAGAAGCTAAAGAACACCGCTGATCAATTAGCTGCACCCTTCGATACTGCCTTTATGTCTATTGTAGATGGAACTAAGTCTGTACAAGATGCATTTAAAAGCATGGCGGCTGAAATTATCAAAGAGTTATACCGTATCTTTGTAGTTAAGAAGATTACAGGCATGATCTCAGGTGCTATACAGGGTTATATGGCTGGGCCAGTACAAGGGCCAAACTTACCCAGTGCTGATGGTGGTGGATACACAGGCTCAGGCCCAAGATCAGGTGGCTTAGACGGTAAGGGTGGCTTTATGGCTATGCTACACCCTAGAGAGACTGTAATAGACCACACTAAAGGTCAGGGTGTAGGTGGTGAAGTTATTAATGTAACTCAAAATATTAATGTCTCCACAGGCGTACAACAGACTGTACGTGCTGAGATTAAACAGCTTATGCCTCAGATAGCTGACAGTGCTAAGGCTGCTGTAGTAGATGCTAAGAGGCGTGGTGGATCATATGGAAGGGCATTTTCGTAATGGCTATTAGTTACCCTTTAAGTTTACCTACAAGTATTGGTATAGCTCAGATAGAACTCAGGGCAACCAATGCTGTAGCTGTCTCAAGATCCCCTTTTACTTTTTCAACTCAAGTTCATGCCTACTCTGGGCAGTCTTGGCAAGCAGATGTTACTCTACCTAGTATTCGTAGAGACTTAGCTGAAGAGTGGGTAGCTTGGCTTATTTCCCTTAAGGGGCAACTAGGAACTTTCTACTTAGGTGATCCTAATGCTGTAACACCTAGAGGTTCAGCTAGAGACACACATACAATCCTAGTAAATGGAGCTACATCTTCTGGTAACACACTTGCTATTGATGATGCCCCTGCAAGTCAGACGGGATACCTTAAAGCTGGTGACTACATGCAAGTAGGTACTGGAACAAGTAGACAACTGTTTAAAGTTTTAGCAGATGTAAACACCAATGGCTCTGGTCAAGCTACAGTTGACATATGGCCTGATGTTAGAACCACTATAGCTAACAACGCTGCCGTTACTGTAGAGAATACCAAAGGCATCTTTAGGCTATCCTCTAACGAACAGGGCTTCAGTATAAACGAAGCTAGTTTCTATGGCATCTCATTTGGAGCAATAGAAGCAATATGAGCCGTACAATACCGTCAGCATTACTTACATCCCTTGGTCAGCCAGAAGTACACCCCTACTATGCTGTCGAGCTTGATTTTGACAGTACGCCTATCAGACTTTGGACTGGTTACGGTGAAAGAACGATATTTAGCAACACTTATACTGGCGGTGGTAACCTCTTAACGATTAGTGGTCTTGAAGAAGCTAGTGATCTTTCCGCTAAAGGTATAACCTTATCCCTATCTGGTGTTCCGTCTACACTTGTAACTCTAGCTCTTAGTGAACCCTATCAAAGGAGAGAGTGTAAGGTTTACTTTGGTACAACAGACACAACTGTTCCAATAGAAGTCTTTAGTGGTCTTATGAACACAATGACTATTGAGGATAGTGGAGAGACAAGTGTTATCTCAATAGCTGTTGAGAGTAAACTTATTAGATTAGAGAAAGCCAGCAATAGAAGGTACACAGAAGAGAATCACTTATCTCGACATACTGGGGATACTTTCTTTAGTTATGTTACAGATCTACAAGACAAGGATGTAGTATGGGGCAGAGAGAGAGCTTAAACGACTATCTCAAGTCTGTCAGAGATAAGTCTTTTGAATGGGGTGAGCATGATTGCCTTACATTTACTAATAACGCTTACAAAGCTATGTATGGCAAGGGTTGGGCCGATGACTGGCTTGGTCGTTATATGAGTGGTTCAATAACTTTGCGTAGAAATGAATTAAAGAAAGAGTTTGGGTTTTCTAGTTTTACTTCTGCTGTAGACAATAAACTGCAACGTATAAATCACATACCGCCCCTTGGAGCCTTGGTCACTACTAAAGAAGCTCAGAGATGGATCATAGGTGTAGCTATGGGCATATGCACTGGCACTAAGGCTGTTTTTCTATCTAAAGAGGGTATGTTGTTCTTACCACTAGATTACATTCACCAAGCATGGGTTAAAGAAGCATGAGTAAGTACAAGCTAGGTGATTATACAGTAAAAAACTGGAATGACTGGGACAGAGTTCCTAGAGACCCAGTAACTGTTGGTGCAGCCATACTACAAGCTGCTGCTCCAGCTTTTGTTGCTGGGCTGTCAGGTGCTGCTGCAATAGGGTTAGCTTATGCGGTTGGCTATCTTGCAATCACAGCGGTCACTTCATGGGCTTTAAATGCACTGACCCCAAAGCCAGATTTTGGTGCGTTAGATAGTTCTGGCATTCTAGTCAATCGCACTGCTGGGATTGCTCCACAGGACTTTATCTATGGTGAGGTTCGTAAGGGTGGAATTGTTACATTCTACGAGACTACTGGCTCTGATAATGTATATCTGCATCAAATAATTTGCCTTGCTGGTCACGAGGTAAACTCTATTGGTGATGTTTATATTAATGACCAAATAGCTACATTCAGCGGTAACTTTGTCACAACAGCAGGTTCTGGTTCAGAGCAAGTTAATTGGAATAGCAAGATCCGTATAAAGAAGTATGATGGCTCGCAGACTACAGCAGACAGTGATTTGGTGTCTGAAACCAGTGCAACAAGTTCCTTTAAGGGTTTAGGAATAGCTTATCTGTACGTCAGGTATGAATATGACCAAGATATATTCCCGAATGGTCTACCTACCGTCACGGCTGTTGTGCAAGGTAAAAAGGTTTACGATCCCAGAACGGCATCTACCGGCTACAGTAGCAATGCTGCACTTTGCATCCGTGACTTCCTGACTTCTTCGTATGGACTGACTGACAGTGCTATAGATGATGTGAGCTTTTCCGCTGCTGCCAATGAGTGTGATGAAAATGTTAGCTTAGATGGCGGTGGTACTGAAAAACGCTATTCCCTTAACGGCATAGTGCAAGCAAACAGATCTGTTGGCGATGTTTTGGGTGACATGGTTACAGCTTGCGCTGGTACGTTGTTCTGGGGTTCTGGTTACTGGAAGCTAAAAGCTGGCGCTTATTCATCACCAGTTAAAACTTTAACACTAGATGATTTAAGAAGCCCGATTAACTTAGACACACGTATAACTATGCGTGATAACTTTAACACTGTTAGAGGTACATTTATAGACTCCTCACAGGGTTGGATCAGTGCTGATTACCCAGAAGTTACAGGCGCTGCATTTGTTACTGAGGACAATGGGGAACAAGCGTTGCTTGACCTTCAGTTGCCATTTACGACAAGTTCTGCAACGGCACAAAGGCTTGCTAAACTGACGTTGTTTAGGGGCCGTGAGCAAATGACCTTTAGTGCTGACTTTGGGTTAGAGGCGCTTTCGGTTGAAGTCGGGGATATTATTGGTATCACTAACGCTCGCTATGGATTTAGTGCGAAAGAGTTTGAGGTTACTGGTTGGAAGTTTGCGTCTAATCAAGATGCGGGAGACTTAAGAGTAACCCTTACACTAAGAGAAACATCTGCTGCTGCATTTAACTGGAATGCTGAAGAGACAGCGATTACTAGCAACAACACAACCCTTCCTAGTATAACTGCTGGCACGGCTATCACAAATCTTACCCTATCCGATGGCGGCTCTGAGGTGCAGGGAGATGGAACTGTTATTAATAGTTTGTTTGCCAGTTGGACTGCCCCTACTAATGCTTTTGTCAGCTATTACGAGGTGGAGTTAAGGCAAACCAGCAGTGCTAACACAACTGTGTTCACCACTTCTGAAACATCAATTATTCTATCGCCTGTCGTAGACGGTGTAAATTATACCGCAAGGGTTAGAAGTGTGTCGGTCACAGGGTTTAGAGGTGCGTATTCCTCTGCCACGGCTACATCTGGCGGGGATGTAACTGCACCAAGCGCCCCAACTTCTGTTTCTGCTACTGGTGGATTTAAATATATTACTGTGTCTTGGACTAACCCTTCCAATAAAGATTTAAACTTTGTAGAGATCTACGAAAACTCTAGTAATACAACGACTGGTGCCGCCCTTGTGGGTACGTCTTCTGGCACAGAGTTCGTAAGAACAAACTTAGGTATAGAAGTAACAAAATACTACTTTCTTAAAGCTGTGGACTTTACGGGTAATAAGTCTGGGTTTACATCTGGCGTCAATGCTACAACAGACTTTATTGACAATGCAGACTTTGAGAATGGAGTAAGACAACTATTTATTGATCAAAACTTAGATGTCATTGCACCTGTTTCGTCATTACCCGCCGCTGGTGATTTTACAGGTCAGCAAGTCTTTCTCACTACAAACGGAAAGCTATATCAGTGGAGTGGTAGTGCTTGGGCCTTAGTTCTTGCCGCTGCTGATGGTGGAGATATCACAAATGCTACCATCACAGGTAATAAGGTGGTTGCGAATACGATCACTGGTGGCTTACTTGCAACATCAGGGATTATAACTAGCTCCGCTCAAATGAACAACGCAGTTATTGAAAGTGCTAAAATTGCAAACTTGGCTGTCGAGAGGATTAAGATAGGCAATAACGCTGTATCTGAGTTAAACAAAGTTGAAATATCAAATCAAAGTTTTACTGGTAACCCAAACACGACAAACCCAGTCACCGTCTTAGCATCAGTCGCAAGCCCAACCTTGCAAAATATTGGCACAGAGGTTTTCTTTTCCTTTTTGTTTCAAGGTAATTCTTCTACTTTAAATGGGGCTGATGAAGTTCGTATTCAAATTGAAGCTAACGATAGCCCCTCTCAGCCTACGTTATACTTTTCAAGAGGGCCAGTGTTTAGTATGCACTCAAGCAAAATTAATGCTTCACTACTTAATAGGCAATTAGTTACAGGATCTATTGTTATTACCCCTACTGCAACTCATTCGTCTACTAATATAAGGGCAAAAGCAGCTTACAATATTTATAACTCAAGTGGAACTTTGATTAGCAAAACTGGCACTGTTTCGGGTGTACTGTTTACAAGGTTGTTGGCGAAATGATTAAAAAGTTTTACGCAATATATGACAGAGATGTGCTTGTCCAGAAAATGGAAACCTTCGGAGATCCAACTGGAACTTTGTTAGAGGGCTTTCATGCAGTAGAGGTAGATAGTTTTGACAACCTTGAGTTTCCAGCGCAAGAAACACCTACGGTTTCACAAGATTTAATAGGCAGAGAAACAAGAGATTTATTGTTGCAACAATCAGATTGGACGCAAGTGCCTGATGCCCCTGTAGATGCGGCTGTATGGGCTACTTATAGACAGGCTTTAAGAGATGTACCATCACAACAAGGGTTTCCAGACAATATTGTTTGGCCTGATAAACCAGAATAAAGGAATATAAAGTGGCATATAAACTAGGAACACGTAGCTTACAGAACTTGTCAGGTGTTCACCCTGATATGCAAGCTGTAGTAAGCAAGGCAATAGAGATCACTGAGGTAGACTTCACAGTCATCGAAGGTATCAGAAATATTGAACGTCAAAGACAGTTACTCAAAGAAGGTAAGTCAACTACACTTAACTCAAGACACATCACAGGTCATGCTGTAGACATGGTTCCTTGGCCTGTAGATTGGGAAGACTTAGATAGGTTTGAAACTATGGCTGAAGCCATGAAGGATGCAGCAGAAGAGCTTGACATTT